CGGGGACCTGAAGGTCATGGGAATGCTGGACATCTATGAAAAGATCCAGGTCCCATCTCAGGGGGAGGTTCTTCGTATCAAAGGAGAGGTACACGACTCTATCCTGATGTGGGTGAAAACCGAACACCTGAATGAAATTCTTCCGCAGATTAAGGAGTGTATGGAGCGGCCCTCTACTCTGGATAAGTTCGGAGTAAAGCTCCCCGTGCCCATCGTGGCCGACCTGGAGGTGGGGACCTGGGGAGCTGGGAAGACCTGGAAACCCTAGTATGAGATGCGACCTTCGGGTCGCATTTCTTATATAATGGGTTTGTAGAAACAGGAGACCATCATGAAACCGAACCGCAGCCAGTATCTGGAAGTCATCCCCACTTACGCCAAGGGTATCCCCTGTCAACTGGGAATCACTCACTTCGTGGACCAACCGGCTGACCCCACCAGCTGGGATAGCGATTGGGATTACTATGGCTACACGGAAGTAGAGATGGATCTTCTGGATCGTAAGGGATACCCCGCCGCCTGGCTGGAAAAAAAGCTCACCGATGAGGATCGATACGAGCTGGAGCAAGAAGCCATCAACTACTTAAGGAGTCAGTACAATGATTGACCTTTTCAATCAGATCGCCAAGTACAACAGCCCGGGAATGAAGCTGGAGTTACTCCGGGAGTATCCCTACCAGGAGGAGTTGAAGTCAGTGCTCCGGCTGGCTCTCGACCCGTTCATTACCTTTGGAGTGACCGACTTCGATCCCGCACCGGAGGACGCTTATTCTTCAATGGGGCACTTCGAAGTTCTGGAAAAGCTTTCAACCCGAGAACTCACCGGCGGCGATGCCAGACGGGCTCTGGGGCTTTCCGTTCGGGACCTGGATGAGGAATACCATGAGCTGGTTCGAAGAATCGTCCGTAAAGATCTCCGGTGTGGAATCGGCCCCGCTCTGGTGGAGACTTTCTGTCCCGGGCTCATTCGGTCCTTTGAAGTCATGCGAGCGGTTCCCCTGAATAAGGTCAAGCCGAAGCAGGGGAAGCCATATATCATCGAACCGAAGTATGACGGCCTTCGCGCCATCGCGGTGATCAAGGGTCAGTCGGTGACCGTCCTATCCCGCAATGGCCTGGAGTTCACCTCTGTGGACCATCTGAAGGAGCCTTTGCTGAAGCTGGCCAAGGGAAAGGACCTGTTCTACGACGGCGAGCTGATCAATGGGAACTTCAACAGCTCCTCCTCGGCCGTTCGCCGAAAGAATCAGACCAACAGTGACACTCAATTCTACCTCTTCGATCGACTGGAGGCGGATGAGTGGGGCTCCACTACCCGAGAGCAAGGGCACCGTAGTATGCTGCTCGCCCGGGACTTTGAGTCCTACAAAGGAGATGAGCTTCAGCTGGTCCCTTCATACCGGGCCACTCCGGAGGAGTTCATGCGGTACTACAACCTCTTTCTGGACAAGGGCCACGAGGGGGCCATGGTGAAGGACCCTATGGGACATTACCGCTTTAAGAAGCACAAGGACTGGATCAAGATCAAGCCGGTCAATGATGTAGACCTGACAGTGGAGTCCTTGGTTCAAGGTGAGGGCAAGTACGTCGGAATGCTCGGAGCGGCCATTGTGAAGTACCGGGGAAAACGAGTGAACGTTGGAACCGGCTTCTCGGATGAGGAGCGAGAGCAGTTCTGGAAGGACCCCTCGCTAATCAAGGGGCGGATCATCGAAATTCAGTACCACGAGGAGACCCCGGACGGCAGTCTTAGGCACCCCCGATTCGTTCGGGTTCGAGAAGATAAAGCCCAACCCGACAGCTGATCCTGGTATAATGAATTTGTATTAACTGGAGGATAATATGTCTGCTGATACCTTTTCGCAATCCAAGGTCAAAGCCTTCCGTCGTTGTCGGAAGATTTACGACTACAAATACAACCAGGGCCTCACCCGGCGTACGGCCCCAGCCACGCTGTCCCGGGGCATCACTCTGCACGAGATGCTGGACGCCCCCGTCATGGGGAAGGACTGGAGGGAACCCCTGGAGAAATACCGTCAGGAGTACCAGGGGCTTTGGAGCGATGAAACTGAGAACTACAGCTCTCCGGAGGATCTGGAGTCCTTGTATCTTCGATACCAAAAGCACTGGGCCAACGACGGCCTGAACTACCGGGGCCTCTCAGAGATTCCCGTGGAGACTACTCATCGCGGGATCAAATTCAAGGGGATCATCGACAAGCTCCCCGAGGATCAGATGGGGCGGGTCTGGCTGATGGACCACAAATGTTTGCATAGTGACCATAGAGTGCATACTCCCCGGGGTAAAATCCGGATGGGGGACCTGTCCTTAAATGACCAAGTAATCTCTAGCTCGGGTGTACCTATTGGCATCGAGGAGATTTGCCATCAAGTTTTACTCGGATTTGAGATCCGCCTAAAAGGGGGTAAGGTATTTCAAGCCACAGCGGAACACCGCTGGCCCGCTCTGATCGGTACTCGCCCAGGACGAGTAAAGTATCAAATCATTGATACCCAATCTTTGATGAAGTATCCCGTAGTATATCTTCTCCCAGCTCCCCCTATCCGTGGAATGGGGGACCGAGAATATAGCCTACACCCTTATGTACTGGGAGCTTTGCTGGGTGACGGGTCTTTCACCCAAGGAGTAAGATTCTGCTGCCCCGAGCCGGAGCTTCTAGGACTAGTGACCCGATACTTACCTGGAACCAAAATTACCAAAATCTCCTCGGAGGAGAAAGCGGACAGCTACTATCTGGGCGGCCTGAGACGAAAGATACGGGAGTTGGGGCTCTCCGGAAAGAGGTCCTGGGAGAAGCATATCCCCCAAGAGTACCTAATTGGCGGGCTTTCTCAGCGGTGGGATCTACTCTGCGGACTTATGGATACGGATGGAACCGTTTACAAACAGTCCACTTATCTATATGTGACTACGTCTAAAGCTCTTTCCGAAGACGTTCAGGACCTAGTTCAAAGTCTCGGCGGTATTACGATGGTTCGATCCCCTAAGTCTAATAAGTATCAAGGGGGGAAGGGGGGACGACGGTCTTATCAAGTGAAATTCACTCTTCCCCCCGAGATGGGGGCGCCATTTAAGCTTTCTCGAAAGGCTCTCGCTTCAAGCGGGACCCGTAGGGTAAGATTCGGGACTAATCTCAGAGTATTATCAGTGACACCCATCGGGGATATTCCCGTCACCGATATTACAGTAAAGTCGGAAGATCACCTATTCTCCTGTGAAGGGGTGTTAACCCATAACACACATAAGATCCTGCCCGACGAGGACGCCCGATTCTCCGACATTCAGACTGTCCTGTATTATTGGGCTCTTCGAGAGAAAGGGGAGAAGGTCGACGGGGTTCTGTGGGACTACATCCGAACCAAACCTCCGGCGGTACCCGAGACCCTGAAGAGTGGGGGTCTCTCAAAGCGGGCGAACATCGACACCGACTACGACACCTACCTGGCTGAGATTCAACGAAACGGGCTCAACCCGGCCGACTACCAGGACATCCTGAGCAAGTTGAAGGCAGGAAAGAAGGCCTTCTTTCTCCGGGTTAAGCTGCCCACTCCGAACGAGAACCTGGTGTCTTCCGTAGTGAATGACTTCTTCGACACCGCCGAGCAGATCCTGGAAGCCAAGTCTTTTGAACGCAACATGACTCGGGACTGCAAGAGCTGTTCTTACTATCAGCTTTGTTCGGCTGAAGTTCGCGGTCTGGATGCTGAGTTCATCAAGAAACAGCTATTTACCGTGCGGGCCGACTAAGGTATAATACCTTTTCCTGCTAAACGCTATTGGAGAGCGTAATGAGTATCATCGATAAAATCACTCCGGTGAAGCACCTGCCGAAGGTCCTGTCCATGCTAGTGTATGGTCGGAGTGGGACGGGGAAGACCACCTTCGCGGGATCCTTTCCCGGCCCCATCCTCCTGATCGACATCCGGGAGAAGGGCACGGACTCCCTGTCGAACATGGAGAACATTGACGTGGTCTTCGTGGAGAACTGGTCGGAAGTGGAAGAAATCTTCTGGTACCTGAAGACGGGGGAGGGGGCCACGAAGTACAAGTCCGTTATCCTGGACCAGGTGTCCTCCCTCCAGGACCTGGCGATGACTCACGCCATGGAAGAAGAAGGCAAAGAGGTCATGTCCCAACGACTGTGGGGTGTGGTGTCCGGCCTGATGAAGACCTGGCTGTTGAACTACCGAGACCTGGTTGACCAGGGGATCAACGTTCTGTTCATCGCCCATGACCGTACCAGCAAGGGGGAGTCGGGAGAGGAAGATGACGCCATCGACCCTCAAGTCGGCCCTCGCCTGATGCCCTCGGTGGCGGGCCTGCTGAACGGGGCTGTGAAAGCCATCGGTAACACCTATGTGAAGGAGGTGTTCCTGGAGGACAAGTCCCGTCGAGTGGAGTACTGCATGCGGATCGGACCGCATGCGTATTACACCACGAAGCTTCGCAATCCTCTGGGCACTTCCTGCCCCGAGTCCCTGATCGATCCCAAGTATGATGCCGTCATGAAGCTGATGGCTGAGGGTGAAGTCAAACCGGTCCGTCGGACCATTTCCAAGTAAGGAGTAACACAACATGGTGATGCGCAAGCGTGGTGGTATTTCGGTGGACTTCTCCGGGGTCGAGTC